GTTATGTTAATAGGTTGACAAGGGTCTTCGCTAAGGCAATCAGTACTAAATACATTTACAGCAAACTGACCTAGAAACTCTGCGTTCTCAGGTGATAGGTTTGAACTGCTATCTTGTTGGTAAACATTAAGTCTCCAATCTCCTAAAGAAGAAAGATAGACCTCTCCATTTAATGCGTTTATAGTTCCGCTTTGTTCTATTATTGTTACTGTGTTAATACCTGACTCTACCACAGGAGCGCATATAGTTATCCTTTGAGCTTGTTTGTACATATTGACAAACTGCAACAAAAGATAATCTTTAGAAACAGCGACATCTAACGCTATAACATTTGTCGCATCTTTTTTTATACTTATCATATCCTATGGAAGTTATTTTTAATGCTGAATTTTCTGTCTTGCAACTATTACAATTAGCGTAATAAGTTGGGAATGTAGAAGCGTTGTCCTCTAAATACTCTTGTAAGAAGTTTTCATAAGAACTCGCTCTTTGCTCGTAAGCCCTAACCATTGAATAGATAGACTTAGAGTCCTTATCTGCACTATCGTCTTCTACAAATGTTCTTAGACCGCTATTTTTTACGTGTATATTAGCCTCTGCTAAGTAACAAGCATACGCACGATACACTAACGCTTTTTTGATATACTCATCATATAACGTTTGATTCTCGGCACTAAAACTATCGTCTTGATATTCTTGAATAATTTCATCGTAAAAATCTTTACAAAGAATTTTACTTAAATAAAGCTCTTGCGCTAATATAATGTATGGTCTAAAATCCTCTAACTCTAAGCTAGAGCTTATTTTTAGCCTATCAGATACGTCAGATAGGGTTATTAGTAGGACTTGGCAACTCATCTAGCTCAACGTTATAGTGTGATTTTAAATACTTTCTCTTTTCCTCTTGGGTCATTACGTCTTTAGCCCAATCAGGTAGAATGTTAAACGGGTTTAGCTTTCCTATTTTAACAGAGAACAATTCCGTAAAGATTGACTTTGTGAATATATCGCTGTATATATCTTCTAGTATTTGTTGGAAGTTATATACTTTACTGTTCAGCAAGTCGACTGCATTCTCAATTTCATTTGTAGCTCCTAGCTTACCTGTAACCTGTACACCGGCTAAGATTGGAGGCACACGAGTGCCGATACAAATTTGTTCAGTTGTTAACTGTTGAAGTGTCTCGAATAGTTCGTGGTTGGTATTAGTAGGGAACTGAGATAATTCGGGAAACTCATCTTTCATTTTAGACCAAAGAACCATAACCTTACCGCCGTTCTCCGCACCTGCAAACTGGGTTCTCATATTATGGTCGAAAGCGTCCCCAACCGTTTCAATTACGTTCCCGTCGTCGTCTTTTTCTGCTGCTTCATCAGGGTCTCCTACCATTTTCATTAATACCGAAAGAAGGAAGTTGTTGTCTACGTTTCTCTCGTGGAACAATGATATTTTACCGTCGATAGTTAACCAATTTACCGCAGCATGATAGTAAGGCTTAGGATAGAATCTGCTTAACGACCTTTCGATACCATAGAAGTAAACTTGTCCTAAATACTTAACTCCATCCCTTTTAATTTGAGATTGTATTACTTCTAGTTTAGGATTATAAATATCGTATACTACCGTGTTTTTTTTATTGTAGTCTGGCGTTCCGTATTGGGAGTTAAAAAACACTTTTGACACATAACCCATATCGTCAGGGATAGACAAACGGCATTGTTCGTATGGCAAATGTTCGACTTTGGTGATTTTGCCGTTCATGTTATACATGACATGAATATACACCCCACCGAACTCTACTAAATCAGTAGCTACTTTGTTATGAAATGTTTTGAATTTTTCCTCGTAGCCTATTGTAGTATCACCTACGGTTATACGCCCTTGGGTGTAATCTATAAAAGTATCTAAACAAGCCCTTGCGGTTGGTGAAGAATTTAGAGAAGAAGACAATAATAAAGCCTCTTTATCATTTTTCCCTAGCAAAACGTACCCGTCCTGTTTGTTTTTATAGGCTTTGGGAGGCTCGTCTTTGAATAAGTTGTACACTTGCATTCTCATAATGCTAAGTTACTTATTAAAAGCCCATAAAATTTAGAGCTAATGCCATTTATAAGGCACACAGCTTGTAATTATGGTGTTGGAAGAAAAGATTTGGAAGTCTTTCACAGATAAATGAGTGTAAAGGATAGTAGTCTACACCTAAATCACGAATAAGAACATCTTTAATCTGCGGTTCGTTCTTGCGATAGTACCCCGAATCGACCCATAGTCTATCCTTAAAAGCATCCGACTCCATTACTTCGATACATGGAGAAAGCCAATTGTAAACGTAGTCTTTGTATATTTCAGACTTGGCAATGAAAGCGTTTTGGTAGATTATAATTTTCCAGTCCTTGCCCTTGTAAGGAATAAGCCCTGCGGATTTTACAATATCGTTAAATAGTGCGCTGAATCCATTATGCCAATTGTCGGCACATTTTAGCAAATCGTGCTTTTTAAACTTAGCGTAAAAAGATATGCAGTCAGCTTCTAGGTTAATAGCTTCGTTTATTTTATCCTGAGTTACTCGGATGTTTTTGTTAAAAAATTTATGCGATAAGATACCAAAATATTCATCACCCGTTCCATGCTTTTTTACAAAGTCATGAATAATTTTACTTTCAAAATAAGGGGTAACCTTATCGTTCATAATACATGGATAAACGCAATTGTCCTTTGTGCTGCCATCATAGGCAATTTGATAAATCATATTTGACCCGATTTTTTTAAATACTTTTCAGCGTACTTATATGCTGCAACACGGTTACAAAAACAATTCCCAATTTCTTTTTTAGTTAATCCAGTTTCTTCTCTTAGTTTAAAAATGAAATCCTTGTACAAAGCGATGTTCTCGTTTGATTTTTGCATTATTGCAAAATTATATGTCGTATACCATTCTTTGACAGTCATAAAAAAAGGGGACTTGATTGTCCCCTAATTTAAGTATTACTTATGAAATTATCAAACTTCGTAGCTTTCTAATAATGCTAAAGTTGTTTCGTAATCAGTAGACAAAACAAACTTAGGCATTTCAGGTTCGGAACCTTGGAAGGTTAAAGTAGAAGTCGTGTCTGATGCACCAACCGTACCTGTGTTTCCTGTTAAAGAAATCAAATCCATACCGTTGTTTTTGCCATACAATACGAACTCCCTATTGTTTGTTTCAACGATAATCCCTACGGAAGCTACTGCTAAGTCTTCGATAACCTCTTGGTCTGCCGGGCTTGTAGCAAATAACTTAATTACAGAATCATGTTGGAAGAATTTGTTTGCGCCTTCTTGGTTGATTAATTGATAACCTGAGCTATGCGAATTTTTCTTCCCTTCAAAGGCGTATAAGCCTTCGTATGTAGGGAAGGTAATCCCTGTGATATATCCATTTACGTTAGTTGTGTAAGTAACGCCGTCGGTGTTGAAAAACCAAACTCGTTTATTTACACCACCAACTCTACGCAGGTCGGAGCAGTCTACTCCGATACCTGCCGAGATGTTACAATTTGCCATGTTTTAAATCCTTAGAAAGAGATTGTTTGTAAATCACAATGAGCGTACTGATAACCTAATTGGTAAGCAGCTTCAAAGTATACCTTCTTGTCTTTTCGTTCGTACCATGCACCTACATTACCTTGGTCTGATGCTCTCTCTAGCCCTACAAAGTGATTATCTTTGATAGTGTATAGAATCAAGTGCTTAACAGATACGCCAAGCGGAGCGTCAGCTTCTAAAGCAGCATCCCAAGCATAGATTGGAATCACTTCAATACCACGGTATTTTAAAGAACCGGAAACACCATCAATCAATAAGTTTAATTGAGCGTCTGAACCTGAGGATTTGGATTCATATGAAGACATTAAGTTTTCATAAACAGAACCTGTTACATAGAACTTACGATTTGCAATTGGTTGTTGCTTTAAGATAATTGGAGCACCTTCGTAGTGAGCCTTTAAGTATGTCAACGCTGTGTCTGCTGCTAATGTTGAAGAACCTAAAGCAGAACCAATACGGTCTACACAATAAGTAGCCACGCCGTCAATCAATGTCGGCCAAAGACCATCTAATTGGTTGTAGTCGGCACTACCAGAACCAGTATCACCGAAAGATAAGATACGGAAGTTATCACGTACCATTGCATCTTTGATAAGATTCATAATAATAGTTTCGATAACGGTTCCTGAAATGTCTGCTTTGTCGATACCCATTCTTAGGGCTTCTTCAAATACTGTGTTCATGAACTCTTCGTAGCATTGCTCCATGAATACTTGTAACTCAGAAACAGTTAAAGTTCTGTTAGTGATAGTAGCCGAACCGCTAGATGTTCTAGAACACCCTTCGTTAGCCTTAACAATCTTCTCTAAGTTAGCTGGAAGGTATAATTGTTTCTTTGATTTAATTCCTGAAAGGATAGTAAACAAAGATTGAATCTCAGGTGTTTGAACCGATGGTTTATAAATAATATCGGTAGCGGTAATTCCGTCCCAAGTGTAATTTAATGATAATTCTACTGCGTTTGCCATTTTATTTTTATGATTTGTGGTTGTTAGATTAGTTATGTAATGATACTAGAGATTTTGCAAACCCATCTAATGGATGGTCTTTTTTAACTACGTTTTGAGGAACTTTAGTAACCGCTTTCGCTTCTACCGATTGCGCTCCTACTGTTAAGTTTTTAACCTCTTCTAATTCTGCTTTGATTGCAGTTAATTGTTCAGCGTAGTTTGTTAAGTTAGTATTTAATTCAGTAGCCTTATTGTCTGCTTCTGTTGCCTTCGCTGTCATTTCAGCTAGTTGTGTTTTCAACGCTTCGTTCTCTGCTTTTAAAGCATCTTTCTCTTCGTCTTTATCTTCTACTGGCGCACCAACAGATTCGATTTTGCCACCTACAACAGCGATAACAGTACCGTCAACTAAAACGTGTTCGCCGTCTGGGGCTGGCTGTTGTCCTTCTGGAGTAACGATGAAAACCGCAGCACCTTGTACTACTTCTTCTCCTTCAATCATGATAGGCGTGCCGTTGTCTAAAGAAGTTTCTAAGTTCTTTATTTTGCTAATGCCAGTATTCTTTATAAGAGTATCGACCTTAGCGATTAATTGTTCTAGTTTGCTCATTTTGTTTGTTTTTTTGGTTATGTCTAAATAGGCAACAGCCTTTAGTCTTTCTGTTTGCGAGTCAACAAAGCCTAACTTGATAGCTTCTTTTGGAGACAAATAAGTTTCCTTATCCATCATTTCCCAAAGCTCTGCCTCGCTTAACTTTGTTCTTTTCTTATACGCTTTAACTAATGTTTTTTTGATAGCGTCCAGCTGTGTAGCTGCGTCTTTCATTGCCCTTGCATCGCCTTCAATCGCTCCGCTCGGATTATGAATCATAAACTCGCTTAGCGGGGTCATTGCGATATTGTCCCCTGCCATTGCGATAAGCGTTGCAATAGAAGCGCAAAGCCCTTCAATCTTTACATTTATTTTTTTACCTGAATTTTTTAACAGATTATAAATAGTGTAGCCTTCATACACTTCTCCTCCGGGTGAAGATATATGAACAGTTACCTCTTGCGCATCGGTCATTCTTGCTAGTTCTCTTTGTATGGCTCTAGCCGTTACCCCTGCGCCTCCGATTTCCTGATAAATGTAAATGTGTCCTTCCATTTGAGGACTAAGTTAAAAAGTAAAAAGCCTCTTTAATATATCTTTTGTGCTAAACCGTTGGCACTATACAGGGACACAACCCTGTAAAATGTTCGTCTACTTACTTTAAACTGTTTTAAAGTTTCCTCTCTAGCCTTTAGCTTATATCCTGTAAGGTCTCTATTTTTATATCCCAACTCTAAGGCTTTGTAATAATCAAAAATATCCTGATAGTACAAATGTTGAATGCCTATATATCCTTCTTTAATAAGGAACTCCACCGTTTCTTCAACGGTGTTTATTCCATGTTCTTTTAGCTGATTTATTATGTGTCTCATCCTATTCTACTGATGCGCTCTTTGGTTCTAACTCTATTACTTGTGTCTGTTATCTCTTTTACAGAAACCTCTGGAGGGGGCATTGAGCTTAACGCTTGCAATAGATTGTTTTGTGCTTCAAATCCTTGCTTAATAGGTCTTGACGCACCATTGGCTACTACCACACCACCGCCAGCCATAGCAATCTTATTGCCGTCAAATACCCTTGTTTGCCCTCTTCCAGAAATAGGCTCAACAGTTACACGCTCTCTACCCCCTGGGTTATCCCCTACCATAATCATAGTTGGGCCGTTGGTTTCAAATTCCCCACCTCCACCAAATACACCTGCTAATTTAGCAACGTTAGCCAAGCCGACAGCTAAGTTTACTCCTGCTAAAATAGGTTTTAAATAAGTAGGAAAGATAGAAGGGTCAGACATTGTTTGCGAGAAAGACAAATAAGCGTTACGTGTAGCATCTGCAATTTGTAAAGCCTTATATGCTGCCGATTGTTGGTTTAAAATAGACAACACGTTTTGTGTCGTACTCGCAACGGTGTCTAAAGTATCTTTTTGCTTCTGCTTTGTAACTTTTGCCTTTTGAGTTTCTACTTGCTTAACTAAATCAGCTTCTTTTTTCTTATATTTTTCAATTATTAAAAGCCTTTCCGATTCCACAAGGTCGGTATTACTAAGTTCAAATTCTTTTTGAAACTCTAATAACTCACGGCGTTTTTCTAATTGCTCGTCTAAATTATTAGTAGACTCAATATCCATTTCACGCTTAAATACTTCTAGTTCGTAAGCAGCTTCAATTTCTCTTTGGTTTCTTTTTTCTAGTTCCTCTTGTCGTTTTCTTTCTTCTTCCTCTCGCTTCTTAGCCACTTCCTCTTCTAGTTTCTGTTGCTTTTCAATAATAGCATTACGTTTGTTTTGAGCTAACTCTTGGAAGCGTATCGACTCTTGTTCAAAAGCATTACGCTGTACAAGTAAATCGTTAAGCCTAAACTCTGCTTCTTCTCTTTTTACAGAACCTTCATCTAAAGCGTTGATGTATTTTTGTTGAGCCGAAATTTCTTCATTCAATAACGATAATCTCTCGCTTAATATTCTTTTATCAATAGCAGCAGCAGCTTCGTTTAATCTTATCCTTTCCTCTTCTGTTTTAGATAAATCCTTAGATTGAAGTATTAATCTTGCACGTTGTTTTTCTAGTTCGCTTATCGTTACGTTTAGCTTACTTTGTTTTGCTTCGATAGCATCTAAAGCATTCTCGTAATCAATACCAGCCTGCGTTAGTTCTCCTAATGAAGACAATAAACTATTGGATTCATTATTTGCAAATGCCATACTCTTTCCAAATTCAATAGTAGCCAATGCCGCCGTTTTAGCCGCATCTTTAAAGTCTCCTTTGGCTAGTTTACTAAATACTTCCGAATAGCTTATTAATAATTGTATAGGCCCTAAAACGAAATTTGTAATCCTTTTCCCAAAGTCAGAAACAAACCCACTTAACGCCGAACCACTTGTAAGGAAGTCTTTAAATCCTAAGACAACTTTACTAATAAATCCTGATATATTATCTAAGACAATCCCTAATCCCGTCATCACTCCTTTAAAGAAAGTAGCGATTTCGTCATTTTGTTTTAACGCTTGATACAGCCCTGTAAGTGCTGTTAAGATTAGTCCGAAAGGATTAGTAAGTAACAACTTAAACAAATCGCCTAAAGAGTGCCCGAATACCTGAACGCCTCCTGCTGCTTCCTTGAACTGCTCAGGGTAATTCCCTACGTTACGCCTAAAGTCTCCACCTGCTCTTTCAAAGCCTGATAGATTATTGTTTAGCTCTTTTATTTGAACGTTTAACTGTGCCGCTCTTTGTACTCCGTCTTTATCCGAAAGGTTTAATTGGTTGCGTTGCTTTGTTAATAAAGACAACTTAGCCCTCATCCCTTCAATACTATTCTCTTGGGCTTTCTGTTGTAAAAGTAATTGTTTGCCCTCTTCTTTCAGTTTTGCCTCTTCTGCTTTCAGCGCACGAATCTCCGCCGTATATTCTTTTACGTCTTTTTCACCTTTAGCAAACTCCTTGTTTGTCTCTTTGATTAATTGTTGTACATCGGCTAATTGGTTAGCCTGTACATCAATTTTTATTAATATTTCTTTTTCTTCTGCCATTAGTTGAGACGTATTAATTTACATAAATAAATTCCTTTTCTAAACTTATAGTTTTCTATTGTTGACAAGTAATAGTAACTAGAAGTGTCTTGTATGTAGATAGGAATTGAATAATCAAAATCCTTTACATCGATTGAGTCTAAATGAAAATAAGCGTTTAATCCTTCGCCTTGCTCTAGCATTGTTTTAGCGTCTACCCAATACTCGTCTAGTAGCCCATTGGATTCTGTTGAGTCTATTTTAATACCATTTACATCGTATTGTGCTTTAGCCCATGTTACAAATGTTCTTTTTTGACCTCCACTATTATCGTAGCTTGGCAAATCCAAGTTTGAATAAATAAAAGGAATATTTTCTACTTCGTTTCCGTTTAAGTAAAGCGTTTTGGTTGTAAAGTTTGTAACGGGCTGAACCGAATCGAATATCATTATTCTGCTGCCTATCTCTTTAACCTCTGACATCTTGAATAAGATACCTGAGTCTGTACCTTGATATAGTGTATTAACAACTACTGACGTTTCGTCTATTACATCTAGCACAACTTGAATGCCTATATAATCACGGGTAGACGATGAAATGTTGATGTAGTTTCCTATGCTCATTCCGTGTCCTGTGCTTGTGTTTAATCTTAGGTAGCCGTCAGAGGTGGATGCAGCGTTGAAAGACATTGTTTCGTCAAAGGTGTATCTATCAATTCTTGAAATGTCAATTCCTTTTATATTCTCAAATATCACGGGAGTAAACGGCGACTCATAAAAGTCCGACTCTCTAGCCAATGTATCATTTGACAACTTTAAGTCACCTCTTAAATTCTTTTTGTAGTTTTGAATAAAAGCGTCGTTGTCTGCGTCTTTATGCGTGAATATTGTTGTTTGCCCGTAGTCAGAATTGAATGCGTTGAACTCCAGCTTAACCTCTTTGCTTCTGTCTATCTTATCCGTCCAGTCGTATGCGTTTGGAATGTTGTTTACAATGTCATTGATTTTATTAATAGTCACCACCCTTGATACTGCATCAACCGACATGATGCCACAATAGTATGTAAGGATGAACTTTAAAACATCCTCACAAGACACATCCTCAACGTAGTTGTTGACTTCCACTAATCCCGTAGCGTCAAAGGCTGACATCTGAATACGAACATCGTATGTAAAGTAATAAGTAGAGGTATTTACATAGCTTTCTACTTCAATATAATCACCTGCTACAACAGGCACATAAAAGAAAAATCTGTTCGATTGTCCATCTATTCTGGCTAACGAAGAATATAATACTCCGTTCTTCTTAACATCTAAAGAAGCGGCCCTGTCTAATCTAAAATAACCCCACACTTTTACAAGTCCATCACGTGGAGCTATGTATCTATTATTCGGAAAGTCAAAGTTTCCTCCGTTGTCTACCCTTGTGTAATTATTGGTAAACTCAGAGCCTAATTGAAGATATTCAATCCCTAAGAACCCAGAACCGACATTAGGAGGCGAATAAATTGAATATCTTGACTGCCCGTATGTGTCGCTTATCGTTTCAAAATCTGAATCGGAAGGGGCATAATGAATAAGAGCCCTGTTAAATATATAATCGTTAAGAAGTGTTCCTCTTAGCGTATAAGATATGCTATTCAATACCTTTTCAAGCATTGTCTTTAAAAAGATAGCTGGGTATAAATCGTTATTGTTATAACTTAACCCTACACGCTTTTTAAGGTAGTTGTAATCCATTATAGGATATACGTATCCACTTGTATTATTAAAACTCGCTAATATATTAGCTTCTGTCTTATTATGATTAAGGTCTGACCAGTCTAGCTCTCTTAGTGTGCTATCCCCTAGCAATGCGGATAAATCTGAAACCTCCCCAAAATAATCTAATGATATTTTCTTTGACCTTAAAGCCCTACTAGATACTAATACATAACCAGTCGATTGCAATGTCCCGTTATTATATACCTGAGCGTATGTTCTTCTATTGAACACGCCATTAAAAGCGGATAGCACCTCTGGAGTTGCCTCCACATCAAAAGACGCCGAAACATCACCACCTCTACTTGATGAATCTCCAAGCCCGTTAACACTCTTGTCTACTGATAGCTTATCGCCAACTGGAATGTATACGTTATTTATTAAAAGCTCTACCATTTACCTAAAGGGCATTCACAAATTGAACAATTTATTTTAGCAACGATAACACATCCACACTCTTTACAACTTACAACTCCACGGCTTTCGCATTTACCACAAATAGCTTTTCGCTCCTTTGATTTCTCATAAGGATTAAAAAGCATTCTAAACCACCCGTTTATTATCTCTTTTATCATTGCGTTATAATTCTAGGAAGCGAAATATTAAATTCTATAAAGTGCAATTTGTCCCCATCTGTGTATTGGTCGATAGAACGCTTATCTATTAATACGGTATACTTGCTTGTTTCGGAGTCTACGATTTGAACCATTTTACTATACACAATCTTACTAACCTCTAGCAATTGTTCACGGGTCATTGGTTGGCTTCTTACCGTCATAACATTTCTAGCCTCCAATCCTATCAACTCTTCCCATGTTTCATTCTGGAAGTTGCCGGGGAATGATTGGAAAATATTTCTTTCAGAGGTCACCACATCGTCAACCTCAATACCGTAGTCTTTTTTAGCTGTGAATAACCAATAGTCCCATCCTCCTAAGGTGTTTAGCCATGTAATGTATAAAGGATATTTGTAACACGACGGGTCGTACTTAACAGTTTTAACTTCGGATAATAAAATATCCTCTACTTCAAAATAATCATTCGGAGCATTCGGGTCTGATACAGGCTCGTGGTCAATAGTCCACACCCAAGTGTTAGTATCACCTCTATCTGTATCTTGTGCGTTATTAATAGTTCCACCAACACCGTATAGATTAGTAACGGTTGCCCCCTCTCCTTCATAGAAAGGAAGAAATAAAACTAGGTTCGTGTCATCATTTACCTCTGAAGGCGTAATTGCAGCCGAGAATATTTTTAATTCAGTATGCCATACCGATTCTGTTGTAATATCATCCTCTACGTGACCTATGATTAAATTGGTATCGTAATCAATAGTTCCTGTTGCGTTATGCGTTTCTGTTGAATTAGTACATTGAACGCCGTTAATATAGAAATAGGTATTTGTTGTAGTAATTGACACCATTATCTCAACCTCTTCATTGAACGGGATTGCTTGGTTAGTAATCGCAAATGATAATCCAAAAGAGTTATCTCTTACCGTTAAAACTAAACGCCCATTAGCCAATACCGAAAATCTATATCCATTTGAACTAAATTGATTGTCAGCCACAAGGTCAATCCCTGCTATCAAAGAGTTAATAGTACCCTTCCAATAGATTGTAAAGGGGTCTGTATATTGAAACTCTAGCGCTGAATAATAAGTAAGCTTTAAATAATTTACACCGTTAAGCATTAAAGAGTATTCTCCAATAGGCGACGTTCTTAATTCTACCGACAAATCGCCCACAACATCTTCTATTGGTTCAACAGTAACTCTATACACACCACCACCATAATAAGGAAGTATCTCGCTTCTTTCTGTTAATAGGTTTCCGTTTATATCATACTGCTTTGTTAGCTTAGCAATACCTCCCATATCTCGTAAAGATTCGGCTATACCATCGGGAATAATTATAGATAGGTCTAAGTAGTTGTCTTTAAAAAGCGTAGGAGTCCAATTACCTGTCATGAACTTACCGTTTATCTTATTAGGAAATAACATATACTCTCCCATGCTTCCATTATATCGGTATCTGAATTGTTGCGCCGAGTTAGAAGCCCATAGTACAGGTATACAATTGTCTAGCACGCTAAGCGTAAACTCAATATTATCTAATGTTACTACGTTGCCAAATCGTCTTGAATAAACCTGAAAGCCTACATACTCAAAAGCCTGTGGCATTATTATTTCCTTTGACAAAGAGCCTGACAATGGTATAAGCCCAGCGTATAACATTGCAAAGTTTAACGGGTTAGAAATGTCCTCACTATTAAACCCAAACACATAGAACCAAGTATCTGGAATTTGGCTTTTAGTATAGTCTATATTTAACGTGTAAGACTTTCCGTTGTTAACAGATATTGGCTGATATAAAACTTGGCTAAATCCAAACCCTGTAACCTGCGCTTTCCCTGACGATTGAACCCAAGTATTAGAGTAATCTGTTGTCTGAAACCAACCCGACAAATTAGTGTCGAACGTTCCGTTTAGAATTTGTTGTCCTTCATCGCAAACCGCAAATATATCATTTTGATATGCCGTCACTACGTTCTCCCCACCCTCATAATAACTTTCAGCAAACTCAATATAAAACCCTGTAAAGGCGTTTATGTTGTTTGTGTCTAACTCATTGTCAAACGGTAAAAATCTTTGTACTATTTCCTGTATGTTTAGATAACAAATATTACTCGTGTCGGGAACTACATTAACAGTAGTAACCAACTGTAAAGGCTTATCAGCTGAGTATGGGTGATACGGAGGTAGACCAGCGTACACTCTAACAACCGCATTGTAATTCTTATAATACTTTTGAGCGAATGCCGTTGCGTCGCCTTGATAAATACTATTAATTGCGTATGAATTGGCATCGGAAACATATCTAATTTGGAATATCCCATTATAAGCCTCTACGCTGCTGTCGGTTATTACGATATAGTCGCCTAGTTCATAGGTTGAATAAACACCTGTTAGGTTTATTAAAGCAAAGCCGTTATAATTCTCGACGCTTCCGATAGAGTCAATAGCGTCTACAGAATTAGTAGGGAATAAGTCGCTTTCTAGCTTATATACTAGAGGTAACGCCGAGGCGTTCCAATATGATACAAATAGTGGGGGTTCGTATGGGTCTGGATTGGTAGAGCTATATATCTCCGCTTGAGGTCGTTGGATTACTGTTAATGCCATTTGCTAGTTGAGTGGTTATATTTCGTCCCAATTGCTCGGAAACCTTTTTAATAAAATCATCATTAAGTACATCGGTGTACAATCCTTTTGTACCCTCATATCCTTCCTTGTTAATCTTGTTGGTAATAGCATAAGCAAGACGCTCATTATCAATGTCTGCAACTATACCCTTCGCCTCAATCCATTTCACAATAGCATCAAACAATATAGTACTACCCTTGCTTCCTTTTTGTGTAGGTTTTCTACCTTGCTCTAAATAGACAATGTTTTTATTGGCTTCAATTGTTAGTGATATTGCGTATAGGTCTCCCGATACTTTATATTGAACCGATTGATAAGTTCCCGACGTTGCTACCCTATCCGCATCAACTAGGTTTTGTTTAATGCGCTCGGTTGCATCCAGTCCAACCTCGTTAAGTATGTCAGCAATACTCAACATCGTCAGGGCTTGTTATGTTAAATCTTAATATTACACCTGTAAGAACAGAAGCCTTTACTTTGATAAACGGCGTAATCCTTACCGAATCAATCACGCAATCTATCTCTTGAACCATAACGTTTAAATCCATTGCAAACTTTCTTGCAAGGACATCCATATTGAATACAATATTATTGCTTCGTGCGCTATCACCGTTGGTCTTATCTAAGTCTAAGAATAGCATCGTAACAGATTGCACGTCGCTAGTTCTTGAATCATTAAAGAAAGACATCGTAGTCTCTGACGGGTTAAGCCACACCAAAGGATAACGCTCTTTAGCCTCTGAGTTTAGATTGTATTCAGAACCATGATAGAAATACGTATCTACATCTATCGCTCCAAGCGTGTCTCTGATTAGATTATGTAAGGACTCGTATCTCATTTCATCTTTCTTTCTTGAATCTCTTTATACTTTTTATCACAAGCCTGTTTGTGGCTATTGAATTGTAATTTAGTTCTCACTTGGTAAACTGGTAAAGCTAACACCGCATCCTCTTTAGTTATATCTCCACCTGTTAACACGTCTAACACCCCTACAAACCCAAACGCTTCATAAAGTGCTTTATACCCTGCATCAATTTCCTCTCCTTCATAGTTGGATTCAGCGACCCTGTTAGAGTGCCAGGCTTCAATCCGTTCAAATTCTCCAAAAAAAAATCACACGCTCCAATCACATCCGATGCGTTAGCTTTCCATAAATCATCTTCTACCTTCTTCGCTAACACCGAATCGTAATTGCCGTCTTGTCTCCATTGTACATACCCGGCTATTAGCTCAGGATAGTATAAGAACCTATCAAATCCTTGTGCCTCTGTAATCTTTTTAGCAACCGTCTTAGCGTCTTCGTACACGCCACACGCTACAAATCCTAAATCCTTTGGCATTTCAACGCCCATAATAAATTCAGGTACTCCGTTGTTTAACATGTTAAGATTAGTATTAATCTGAGATACCAAAGAATCAAATAGCTTTCTATCTGTTGATTGTTTCCAATATTCAACCGTTTGCCCTGTCATGATTGCCACAATGGATACATTATCAATCTCTCCCTCTTGCGAAGCGATTAAAAGTCTGTAATACTTATCGAACGTTAAACTAGCGTACATATCCCGACATTGTTAATTTAGGTGCTTTAGGCGCTAATTTACAATAATTTATTTGATACACCAAACAATCTATCATATCATCGTGTTCCGCATTTGGGAAGGTTATACACTGATGAATAAACGAGTCGTTCCAATCGCCTTCGACCAAAACAACCTTACCAGCTTCAACATCTGCGGATATGTCATAAACTCTTGTGTATTTATCGTCTTTTGGTGGTGGTAGCTCTATTACGTTTAGCGTACTATTCTTTAAAGTTTGTACAATAGACTTGCCACTTGCTTTTGGCTCTACTAAAATCTTACCATTATCAATATTGTCTTCAAAAGCTATTTCTTTAATCTTTTTAATAAGGTCAGGAAATTCAAGCCACATTTCTCTAGCATTATAGATATAGTGTATGTTTTCGTAGAAACAACAACTAAGAGATGCAGTAGGGTCATTTTTTTGGTCTTCTGTATAGGCTGTATCTAAAACTATTGTCTTTTTGCCATTTTTAAAATACTTAAGGAAAAACTCTTCTTTTGATATTTTTTTAAACCATTCCTTTTTAAGAATCCCGCCACCTTCTGGAGTTGGGTCTTGCCCTATTTGACCAGCATATCCATACGTTCCAAGGTTTACTTTTAATGTACTTAAAGCTACCCTGTCAAGTCTTATAGGGTCTAACAGGTTGTCTACATAAAAATCTCTAGCCTCTGGACTTGTTATATTAGAACGCTCCCCGGGAAGACATATATGATTTACCTTTTTCTTTTTTAAAAGAGTTCCAGCGACATCTTTTTCGTGTAACCTCTGCATGATAATGATGGTTACGCTCCTTTTTCTGTCGGTCTTGCGTGATGACAAAGTTTCAAATACGTGTTTATTAGCCTGTTCTCTCTCGACTTCAGATTCAGCCTTTTTTACATTCAATGGGTCATCGACTATAATAAAATCAGCATGAATACCCGTTACTGAACCTCCTGTACTTGTTGCAAAACGCTCCCCTTTCTTGGAATTTTTATACCATGTTTTATTATCTTCCCCTGTTTTTATATCAAACAAATTAGAAAAGTACAATTTAAACTTGTCGCTACCTATGCAATCTCTTGACTTTACGGCATGAGCAGTACTTAATTTATCTGAATAAGATGAAGATATTATCCTAATTGTTGGATTTTTAACCCAAAGCCATACAGGGAACAACTGTGTGCATATTGTTGATTTAGAAGAACCTGGGGGTACGTTTATTAAAATATCATCTTGTTGCTCTTCTTGTTCCCATTTATTATATGAGTCTTGAAGTTTGTCACAAATAAATTTAATATGCCAATTGTCTATTAACGGGACAGCTTCAATCGTCTCCCAAAACTCTTTAAAGAAAAAATAAAAAGACCTTTTACATCTCTCAGCCTTTATTTGACTTTGACTTAATTCTGTCAAGAAATTCAAGTTCTTCATCTGTTAGTTTTGACAAATCATATTGCTCTACTGCTTCTGTTTTAATCTCCTTCTTATCAACAATGCCGTTTAATCTTGCGACTAAATTAGGAGCTTTGTACCGTCCAGTTAAAGAACCTTCTATTTGGTCTGACTCCCAGTCCTTGCGTGCGTACGTAACGACCCCCAAAAAATCATCATAAGCACCCTTCCAATTGTCTATATATTGATGTATATGAAATCCTCTAGTCCTATAAACATACGATTCAAATCCCTGTCTTAAATAAGGTTTTCTTATTTTAACCTTAAAAACGCCTTTGCCAGTAGCAACCTCTTGCGTATCGGGGGTTTCATCAACCGAACGCTTATATTCTTCCCAAATGTCTTTAAACTCTTCTGGGGTTAAATTAATAGGTCTGCCTCTGTCTGACATTACTTTCTATAATAGATTAATTGATTCGTTGGTTTACCGATTTGAACTAATACTATACCGTTTTGAGTCTTTTGAACCTGGTAGCTTATCGATGGCTGAACTAATGTTTCGCCTTCTATTCCACCAAACGGCTCAGAAAACCATAAGTTACCGTCAAAGTCGTAGTGATTTTGAGTTACTTGGTGTTCTGTTATTACTAGCTCCCTGTCTTTTAAACTTGGGTCGCTCCAATAAACTCCGTCAAACGGGTAGTCCATTTCTTTTTCCTTTTTACAAGATAGCAAAATAATAGGTAAAATCAAAATAATTAGCTTTTTCATAATTGTAAGTGTTTTGCTTTTATTATAACAATTAATGTACCAACTTATAATTAAAGTCGGCTGGTATCTTAGAAATGCCCCTCAATCCATCCTCGTTTGGTCTTGGATAGATGTATACGGGAGTGTCTAGTTGGTATTTGTTGTGTATGGCTTGGCAAAGGAAGTAAGTCGATGTGCTAACCGTGTGAAACTCTTTTGCTTGCAATATTACTCCGTACCAATCTATCAATGTAAACCCTTTTATTTCAGACATATATATAATCCTATCCGTTGTATCGGGTTTTATATCAATAACTCCTGCTTGGCAATGGTTGTTTACTAATATATAGGGTTCTTTTATTTTTAGTTCGGTCATTAACTCCGAGGCTGCGTTTTCATCAAAGTTTAATTCGATT